ATATAAAAAAATAATCCCCCACATCTTCACAGATACAAGGGACTAGAAAACACACTCTAAATCAATTTAATAAAAAAACAGTCAACCTAATATATAAACACAATGGCAAATTACTTTATCTTTTGACTTTCCCGTTAATATCATAATATCTTTTCATCCGGATCTTCTCGTTTGGATTATCAAAACTTGGTAGCTCTATCCATTCATAGTCTCGTCCTTCGACTTCTCCGTCTTCATCAGTCGTTTTATTTCGCTCCCTCATTACAAAGGAGTACTCCTGAAGCAATATCTCTATTAATCCATAGCTACTATCCAGCGTCTCATTAAAAGTCAATCCTAGAGCTTCTTTTACAATAACTAAGAATCTACTTTGGTTGTATCCTTCCAGCTTTGTAGATTTTTCCGAGCGGCTATTATCTCCGTCTCTCGCAATGGGCTCACGTTCCGAAGCATCGTGATAGAGGTACAAAAAGGGTGATATCCTATTCGATATATAATTGCATTGAATAATATGCGTATATCTTCCCATGTGGAATTGTCTGCAAGAGCTTGTTTAAACCATTTTGGCGGATCACTTGGCTTATTATGAATACCTAAGCATACGATATCAAGAAGCAGTTCTCCGTACTTATCTATAATTTTGGGAAAATCTTCTGGCAGCTCTCCCTTTTTTACAATCATCCTATCAATATCTTCTTTTTCAATTTCAAGAAGAAGCGGACGAATTTTAAACCATGTCCGGACGGTGATAGGCTTTATTACAATACAGTCTCCGGGGTTCTTCCCTTCAGGGATAGAATCTCGGTTTGTGAAATCAAATGGAATCTTGACAGGCTGGCCCGTTACAGATTCCGATTCTTGCTGAAATAAGTTTTTTATACTCATAAATTTCATCAAGGAGCCTAGCCCGTTGTACTTCCAAGCAATATTTCCGGTTATTCGCGACTAACCCTCAATACTTTCGGCTCCATCCTTCAAATTGTTTGTTCCTGTAGGTGGATTCGAACCACCGGTCTCTACTAACAATGTAGTGCTTTAACCGACTTAGCTATACAGGAAGCCTTTTTACTCTTCAGCTCCGCCAACGACAACTGCTACGACTTCACGCATGAAGGCTGTCTGTTTCTTCCCGGCTGCCGTGATGGCCGCTTGCACATATACGCGTACAAGCAATAACTCTGCCTGTTCAGAACCAGGAGCCTGTGAAATCTTGGACATAACCTTTCCATTAACAATGGTATAGATTACTTTTTTACCGGCTTTAGGCACCGTTTCACACTGGAATGTCTTCGATATATAAGGGACATTGATTGGCTTCTTCCAGATGTTTTTACCGCCGGTTACGTCAATCTCACCACCCGCCAACTCTTTGAGTACTTCGTTAGAAGGGGTAGGAATAGAGAACTCAATATAATCTGTTGTATCTTTTACGAATTCAACAAACAAAGGTTCATCGCTCCCTTCCGTTTCAACCTTTATCTCCTTTGGGTCTGCAAAGTTGAATGCAACACTTCCTTTTGTCGGAAGAGGGAATTCTTTGAGGTCCGCCCCAGGAACACCGTCACCGACTGTTCCGAATTTAATACTGCCTACGCCCATAGCGATAGGTCTTACTTCTCCTGCCATAATTATTGTTCTATTAAAATTTCTAATCTAATATTTGTACAAGCAAAGCCCTCTTTCAAGTCCGGCATTGGAACACTCCAGAGAACTGTCACTTCTTTACATGTACCGTCATTGCTATTGATTGAATCAAGCGATTTCCTTACCTTACGCCTAAGTTCCTTCATGCGCTGACGTCGGGGCATGCCGTTTTCATTCAAAGGGACAAAGATATTGACGTTAACAGGCACTTTATTAATGAAGTCGAGCTCATTCAATTGCAGGTGATTGATAACGATATGCTCATTAGTAACACCCGCTTCTGATGCATCCTTGTAAATCACAATATCGGTACCCGCAGCGGCCACAGCATCATAAACTATATCTACAGCGTCGAATTCATCCATAATCAAATCTTGCTAAAAATTGACTTCAATGTATCTCTTAGATACTTCTCACATTGCGTATTAGCTCCTGAAACGACCTCATACCCTTTAGCTTCCACGGCTGCCGCATACTCCATTCCTGCAACACCAACCAACACATAACCGCCAGTATGAGAAAGAGAGACTTCTTCTGCAAGCCTACGACCTTTGTACTTACCAGTTGTCTTGTCAGTTCCCTTGTCGCTCTCCTTAAGGTTTTCTGTAACCACTTCTCCGTCTTTGGCTATTATATATCCGATAGAGCTTCGAAGATTGCCCGTTTGGTCTTTATATGAACCACTCCGGCGGGCTACTTCTATAAACTTCTCACCACCTGCCTGCAGGAATACAAGCATCTTATCTTCCGCTTTTCTTTGAAAGTGATTGAGCCAACGTTCTAGTGACTGATGGTCGAAAAGAGGTGTCATACCATTTCTCATACATTAATTATTGAATGTGATTGATAAGGTTCCCAACAGATAACCGGTACATCAATACCCTTTGATTCGACTTTCAAACGCAAAAATTTACTACCGGCCGGTGGCTGCATTTTGGTATAGAAATAGCCATGCACTTGCGCTTCATCACCAGCCGAATTACGCTTGAGAACGATTCTTCCATCGCTTACCGGGTCATAACGTCCGGAGACAGATATTTCAACCGGTATTCCCGGAACCCATTCACCGTCAACAAGCCGCCCTTTAGCAGACATAGTTACTATCGCTGTATGTGGATACCGTTTTACCATCTGTTCCCTGCCCTTCCCTTGATAATGATTCGTTTCCCAAGCTTACCAGCCTTCTCCGGTTCCCCATTCTCTATATACAACTGCTTTGCAGTCTGGATATAGAAAGAACGGGGATGAGTAACAGAAAGCTTATTCTCACTGAAATCCTGTGAGTTTACCATCATGGCATACGTATCAGCAACGCAAAGACCGACTTGCTTCATGTTTTCAGCAGTACATTCCGCTTCGGGATTAATACCGCGCTTTACAAAGACTACCTTTTTCAAAAAGCCTTCCATATCCTCAATAGAGGGATATTCCAGTATTGTTTCTCTGATTGTTGCCATAATAGATGATTAATAACCCTCTTCGTCTGTTTTTTCAGTATCTTCGCCTTCCGTCCATGACTGGCCATCAGTTTTCATGATGTACATTGCATCAGGGTCATTGATTACCGGAATAGCGTTAGCTTCCGCTTTAGTCCACTCTTTGAACGGTTCCAGCTCAGACCACTTGCTGATAAAAACAAAGTCTTTTTTCAACGTGGAAGCTTTCTTCTTGTATTCAACAGAATGCTCTGCTGCAATAGGGCCATGCTGAATGTCACCACACTGCAAATCTTCCAAGAAGCAGATATTAGCAGCTTCCCATGGATTAATCGTAGTACGTTGATGAGCAGCATTCTCAATACGAACAGACGGACTTACAAGAACAATCTGGACACCTTCCGTATTCTCTTGGGCGGCAAGATACTCATTGATAACTTTCTTGGAGATAGTCAGCTTTTCTTTCTGATTAATCCAGCCCCTAACCTTTTCGATAACAGCCTTCTGCTTCTTCAATAGAGCAAATCTATCTTTGCGCATTACTACGTATTTGATAGTGACACCCTCGGCAGAAGCGGTAACTACGGTATCCTCAATATCCTGCAAGCCGTCGGCCGTTGTAGACTTAGACCAATCCACAGCAGCAACCTTCTTGTTTTCATTAGGCATACCACAGCCCACAAATTCTTCAGTAACAATACCATTGTTATTGTTTGAATTGAGGACGAATCCACCTTTAGACATCAACTGCATACACCACCATTCGAAACGACCACGAACAGCGTTATATACGAAGTCCTGGTCTTTGAACGCAAGGTCAAGAAGTGATTTCAAATCTGAATCGCCTTCACAATCACGGCTGAGTTGCTGGTATTCATTCCAATCACTTTCGTTCATACCGCGCTTTACAGCAGTCTTAGGAATATCACCTGACATCTTACCGATAACTTCACGTTTCTTTTGCGGTGCGGAAGAATCGAATGAAATAACGTCAGCGATAACCGGTGCACCTTTCTCACCTGTAAGAGTCTCCCATTTCAGAGAGTTCTTCTGCTTTACACCGAAGAAATTAGGGAAGAACACCGGCTTAACCTTACGCGAGTTAAGGCGGGCGCCCATATTCTTACGGTTCACTTGTTTAATTAAACTTCTTTCCATATATAGTTATGAATTAATGGATTACACAAAACGGATAAAGTGAAGCAACGCCTTCATCGCTTCGTCAATTGGATAAGGCATTACTGCCTCATTTACAGTACCGCGTACTAGGAGTCCGGATTGCTGGTTAGCAACTGTTACATCGACCTTGTTCATTGTGATAACTTCCGGTACATACTTGAACTTAGCGGCTTTTGCAGCAGCTTTAGCAGTTACAAGCACTAACACATCATCTACTTTCGCAGCCCCAATCGGACCGGCAAGAGTTATTGTGTCATAGGCCGGGGCGGTCTTGTCGATTGCGGAGATTACATCGGAAGCTCCAGTTAAAGCACCGCCGATTGTAACCGCTTCCCCAACTTTAAACACATGATTCTTTGCTACCTGAATAGCCACCGCATCGGCAGCAGCTACAGCCGTAACTCTTCCAGTCTTAACAATATGATAAAGACCGTTAGCGTCCTTACCCACCATAACAAGCGGAGGAAGTTCATCAATGATTCCCTTCAGTTCCGCACGAGCAATAGTTCCACCGCCCTGAATGTCCTCGATAATCTTTTCGATTCCGGGGGCATACTGAAATTCACTTTGCTTTTTTCTGAACATAGCTTTTAATTATTAATTATTATTCTTCAAGTCCAAGGCTGGCAGTCCCGTTATTAGCACCTTCCTCGTCCTCCATTAGTTCCAGCCATTCTTTTTCTGAACGTTCTTTGGGCTTGTAGGAATTAGGCTTGTAGCCACCGCCGGCGACCTCATCATCTATTACCGACTGCCTGATTTCAGCGTATTCTTCTTGCAACCCTTTAATCTGCTCTTCGATAGAAGTTTCAGAATTGACATCAATACGATTGAACCATTTATCAGGAAGCTTCGCTTCTGCAAACAGTGTTCTGGCGGACGCCTGTTTTGTAGAAGTTGTTAGTGTTGAAGCGACAGTCGAAACAGATGCGGTCAACTCGGAAATTTGCTTCTGTTGAGCTTTCAACAACTTAACAACAGAAGCAGGCAAACCTTCGAAATCTTCGTCCTCGTCTTCGTCCTCATCATCTTCTTCGGATTTTGCCGTTTTCTTTGTCTTTTTAACCGGTTTGATAGGTTTACCGTCCTTCAGACCATTATTCTTCTCGTACTCAGCGATAGCATCCTTTCTCGCTTTTTCTACTGCTGATGTATCTTCAAGGTCAGGAAGAATATTGTCCTTGAACAAGGCGACATAAGTGTCGA